GTGGACATAAAAAGCAAGACCTTTACTGTATGGATAAACAGGTGCTAGGCTCGCCGCGCTTTGTGCACGAAGCGAGAGCCTTGGCTGGACTTGCAGGGACGTTCTGCAGGGACGGCGGCCGGGTTGGATGTTGACGCACCCAATCCGGCCGCTCTTTATTACTTCGGTGCTGCGACTTCTTTGACATACGCCTGGCAGGCCGCCAGTGCGATCAATCCTTGGTCACCGTCTCCGGTGATGCCGATAATTCGCTGAGCATGCGCTGTGTCAAGTTCGGCTCTTGTGGCTCCATGAACCACGCCGCCGGTGCCGGTACCGGCTGGCACTGAACAGCTACCGGCTGAATCCTCGGCGATGAGGACTGACAGCCGCAGATCAGAAGTGGCAAGGCGATCGCGCAGGCGAGCCTGTTTTTTTTGTTCATTGGTCAAAACCTCATGGTGAGTTTGGTCGCTGGCCGCAATGCGCTGCTCGAGCGCGAGCCGCTTCTCCTGTTCGGTGCGCTGCTGTGAGGCCGCCGCGTTGCTGATGGCAGTTAGATCGTTCTGGTACAGGCCGGATTGCTCGGCAAGCTTCTTGCCATAGCGCCAGTCCTGCACTTTCCATGTCCCGCACACAGTCAGCAGCAAAAGCGCCAGAACGCCGGCCAGTGCCATCTTCAGCGTGGCGGGACTCATGGCACATCCTTGAAGAAAATGTGGCGACCGAGCTTCAGCGTCTGCTTGGCGCCTTTGATCCAGGTCGGCGGCTTCGGCATGGTGGTCGCGTAGTAGTGCGTGGCACCGCCGGTAGGATCCGGCACTTTCCCGGACATCACCTGCTCAGCAGCAATCTGCGCCTGGGCAAACTCGCGGAACGGGATCTGCTTCGCGCCGCTCAGGTAGGCGAAGTTCGGGTCGTTCTTGTTCCAGCAGCTGAACTGGTACGGCTTCTGGCAGACGCCGGCATACCCCTCCCCCCACCAGGACTTGGCATTGCCGTCGTCCACGCGATTACGGATCGTCCAGGCGACGGCGATTTGACCGGCCAGGCTTTCGCCGCGAGCCTCACCCCAAAGGGTGCGGGCGAGGATGTCGCGGTCTTTTTCAGTTGCGTTCATAACTTTTCTCCAGGCAAAAAGAAGCCCGCGCATGGCGGGCTGGATAGCCGAAATTTGTAGTCGATAGTCGGCGGCGCTTTTATTCGTCTTTCACCCGGGCTAAATTAACTGTACATCCATACAGCATAACGAGCCCAAAATGAAAAATGTGATCGATTTGGAGCAGGCCAGAATTGCCAAGAAGTCCGAGATGCACGCCGAGCTGTTGGATTTTTTCCTGAATCAGCCACCCACACTGACACCACAGCAATGCGTGCAAGGTCGAGATATTCTGGGATGGTCTGAAGAAGCACTGGCTTTCAGGTCAGGCGCGTCAGTGAAAGCTATTCAGCAATTCGAAGCGGGCAGCCGCCCCCTGAAATGGGTCACCAAGCAAGCGCTTCAATTTGCACTGGAAGAAGAGGGCCTGATGTTTATGCCAGGATTCGCCCCATCGATGGGCAGCAACTGTCGCGGCGTAACGCCAGATCCACGCTTACGTGATGACTTTTATCTGATCGAGTAGTGACTTCCCCCTCCTATTCGGACACCGACCCAAAACAAGTATGCCCGCCAGCAGGCTACCTCTTCGGCGCGTAAGGGCTGATAGCAGACATCGTCGGCCTGCTTACGGCCAACCTTATCCGTGGCGATGGGCATACTTGTCTCTAAGGAACAAAAAAGCCGCTCAAGGCGGCGGTGGAGTTGCGTGACAGCGGTTACAAACTCACGACCTTAAGCGGCGCGTTTACTTTCTTCTTACCCTTGGCGTCGGCCTTGCCCTTGTTCCCGGCGTTGCACTCGACCGTAGTGGTCCAGCCTGCCGTGCTCCAAAGCTGCTCTACCGAGTCCGCCAGATACACACCGTCCGCGCCTTCCTTGAAGCCCAGGGCGTGCACTTGCGACTCCGCGAAAAGGTCCGTACGCCCGTTCATTTCCAACCGCACATTGGCCGTGGAGCGATTGAAGCCAGCCAGACGGGCCTTGGCCGCCGCCTCGGCTGCCGACCGGTTGGGGTGCAGGTGTCGGTCGGTATGGATGGGCGGCAATCCTGCAGTGTCGTCGTTGCCCACCTCGACCGTGACCAGCTCGCCCTTGCCATCCTGATAACTGGCCCGGGCCGCCTTCTTCACCGCATCGTCACCAAAACGGAACTGATAGCGGCTGACGTCGCTTTTGCGGATCGTCACCACCGGTAGCGTCTTGTCGCTCGCGCTTTTGCCACCATCGCGGGGCAGCACCAACAACTTGCCGTCCGCCACTTTGGCCGTGCAGTCGTATTGCTTGGCCAGCCGGGTGATGTAACTCAGATCCGATTCGCCCAACTGGTCGGCCCGCTCGACGATGGTGGTCACCGGGCATTCCGGCACCCAGCCATTACGCTTGGCGATGTCAGCCACGATGCTGGCCAGACTCACCCCCTCCCAGCTGCCGCTACGGGTGGTTTTCGCGGCGCTGCGCGTGTCGCTGGACTTGCTGCGTATGACGATGGTGTCAGGCGGCCCGGAGAACTCCACCTCGTCGACCGTGTAGCGTCCCAACAGGGTCAGCTTGTCGCCTTCCCAACCGAGGTAAACCGCGATATTGGCGCCGCGCTTGGGCAACACCATTTCGCCGTCCCGGTCATCCAGGCGCAATTCGAAGTCGTCGGCATCGATGCCGGGCTTATCGAGGGTTCGGGCCGTCAGCAGTCGGTCATTAATCAGGTCGGTAATGTCCTTGCCATCGGCAATGATGCGGTGCACAGGCTTCAAAGCAGGATCTCCAGAAACGGCAAAGCCCCGCACAGGGCGCGACTTTGGGATGAGGCGTAGGGTTTAGATGAGCGGAGTCAGTCCCAGAGCTGGACCGACGTACTGGTGGTTTCAACCACGTCCGGCAACACGATGCGCAGGCCCGCCCGGAACGGCTGCGGCTCCCGGCCAAGCCCTTCGTTGGCCTCTAGCACCGCTTCCATGGTGCCGCGCAGATGGCCATAGTGGTGATTACAAATGCTGTCCAGCAGATCGCCGTCAGATGTTCTGCATATCGTCACCATAGCGGCTGAACTCCAGGCTAAAGGTTTGCTTGCGCGGGATACCGCCCTGCAGGAACGCGCCCTGTTCTTCGGTGATGGTACTCAAACACCAGTTGCCCAGCGCCAAGCCATAACCGGTGGTCAGGCTCATGGGCACCAGCCGCCCGCCGATGGCCCGCAGGTGGTCGAGCTGCTTTAAGCCGCCATTGAAGTTCGGAAAGATCGCGCCCTTGAGGGTCAATTTTTCCTCACCCATCCCGACCGCCTGCAGTGCCGGGCGCCGGCCTAACCGCTCTTGACTGGCCCAGCGATACGCCGTCGTGCGCTGCAGCGCGTCGAAGGCAGCCGTGCCCAGGTTGAAATAGAACGGCTGCGCATTCGCCGCCAACGGCAACAACACCATCAGGTGCGGATAGGCCCCCACCCCGTCGGGCGCAGGCGTCGCGCCCGGGGCGAGCGCCGCCGTGGGCACCACCGTTTCGACCTGGGGTTGAGTCTTGGCGATCAGCTTGCTGGCCACGGCTTTGGCGCGCGTGTACTGCTCGCCCAGGACGCCGACCTTTTCCTTGACCATCCCAACCGTCCGTTCGGCTCGGTCATAGGTCGCAACGACCTGATTGACCTTGCTTTGCGCGCTACCGATAGCCCCCATCACCCGGTTGATTTTGGCCCCGATGGCGGGACCGATGAAGGGGATACCCTCCATGTCACTGGCGGCCCCGGATATCTGGCGGATGGCGCCATTGACCGGATCGAGCATGCCACCGACATTGGCGCGCCCGACCTCCCCGGCCTCAACCATGTATTTCAGGCCCGATTGCAGCTTAGCCATGTATTCCATAAGCCTCCTTAGGCGTGCGATTCGTCGGACATGCTGCGCCGCGCGGTCTGCTGCGCCCTGTCATCGAGCAGACGCTGAATCTCCGGCATCAACTGATTCGCCAGTTGTTGCGGGTCTTTGGCGTCGCCCTGGACGGTGATTTGAATCACCGGGGAAAAGGTGTTGGTTTGCTCCAGCTTCGCCGGCTGCGCGACTGCAGACTCTGTTTTTGCCGGAGTCAGCAGGGACAGGGCCGGGCTTTGCGGGTCGGGCTTTTTCATCAGCTCGGCCATGACGCTGCCGCCCGATCCGTTACGCGTAACGCCGTCCGCACCCGTCGGGGCATACGCGTCGGCAAACTTCGCCAGACTCGGCACCTCAGGGCCTGGACGCGGCGCCATCAACATCGGGGTGATGGGCTGCGCCTTGGCCAGATCCGAACTGCCAAACAGCGCCTGGCCGGTATACCCGCCCAGCGCCCCGCCGCCCATGCTGCCCAGGTAACCACCGATCATCCCGCCAAGCGCCGTGCCGATGATGGGCACCACCGAGCCGATAGCCGCACCCGCCGCCGCACCGGCCAGCGTGCCCGCCAAGCTGCCGGCGGCCTCGCCGTAACCCTGGGCTTTTTCGTCTTGGGTTTCGGCGGTGTCGTAGACCTCTTTCGCCTGCAGCACGGCGCTGAACAGTTCCGCCGGCACTGAACCACGCAGCTCACTGCTAACGCGCGGCCCACGGGGCGCAGGGGTGGACGGCACCAACGAGCGGGCCGAGCCAGCGCCCGGTGCCGACGTCGGAGGCTTCCAGCCACTCAAGGCCCCCGACTTGGGCGGAACCGCTGTGCCATTCGAATACACCTGCAGGCGCGGTTTCGCTGCACCAGGGGCCGGCGATGCACTGACCGGCTCCGGCGCGCGACGGCCGCCCCACCAGCGACGACGACCACGACCCCGGCCGCCTTCACTGGAACCGCCGGGGCCGCCTGCAGGACCGCCGGAACCGCCACCCAGCCCCAAGCTGTTGACCACCTGGACCTTTTGCACAATGTTGGGATTGCCCATCAGGGTGCCCCGGCCGATGTTCATCGCTCCCCGCACCATCTTGGCAGTGCTGTACAAGCCCGCCAGGGTGGCCACAGCGCCACCGACAGCCACCACACCACTGACCACTTGCGGTGACTTGTCGGCCAGCTCTCCCAGGCTTCTGGAGACGCTGAGGATTCCCGTCGCCACGCGGTCGGTGATCGGCTGCAGGGCATCCCCGATGCTGCGCAAGGCGTCATTTGAGGCCTGCCCCGCCTCGTTCCATTTCTGTGCCGACGTTTCGCGACGCTCTGCCAGGTTTTTATCGAGAATGCCCGAAGCGCCGGCCGAGTCCTTTTTCAGCTGCTCATACAGGGCCTTGTTTTGCATGTAGGCCGTGAGTGCGGCCTTAACCTGCATGTCCGCAAACAGATCACCCGTACGCAGGGCCTGCTCAAGGGAACCCATCATTTCCTTGGCTTTGGCCGGGTCCGCCTCCTGGCTGATCTTGCTCATCGACTCGGCCATGAGCTTGGCCTTTTTCGGGTCCGTGGCTTCGACGTACTTTTGCGCCAGGGCGAAACTGGATTCCAGCGTCGACTTGCCTTTCTGCAGACCGGTGTTCATCGACGCTTGATAGTCGATGCCCGCATCCTTGTAGGCCTTGACCACCTCACCGGAACCGATTTTCTCCATCCAGTTCTTGAGGTTGTTGGCCGCCTCATCACTGCTACCGGCCGTTTTCATCTGCACCTGAAGCATGGCGCCCAGCTGCGTCACCGAATCGTTACCGGTGATGCCCAGCTTGCCCATCCCGGCCAGCAGTTCGGGAAACCATTTCGCCATGTCGCTGGCTTCAAAGCTGCCCGCCTGCCCCTGAAAGGCGATCGCCTCCAGCGCCTGCTGTAGCTGCGCCGGGTCGGTGATCTTGGCGTTCTGCCCCAGGGCGTTGATCATCTTGGCCGTGTCGACGCCGTCCGCACCCTGACCAACGACGAACTTGGCCGCTACCGGTGCATATTCCATGGCCTTGTTCAGGTCCATGCCCGCACCGACCAGGGCATTCACCAGATCCGCGACCTCATTGCGCCCCATGCCGGTGGCGCGTGACGTGTCGATGATCTTGTTTGAGACCTGCGCCTCTTGTGGCTGGTTGGCAATGCCGGCCTTGATCGCAATGTCCCGAATGATCGCGTTGTAGTCCGCACTGATCTTGGCCGGCAGCACCATGGCCGCCGCGCCTGCAGCGACACCCGTGCCGACATTGCGCAGACCGGCGCCGCCCTGACGCATCTGCGCCTGACCCAACGATTTAAGCTCAGCGCTACGGGCCTCACGCCCCAGGCGCTGATACGCCTTGCCCAGGTTTTTGACCTCGACCCCTTGGCGCCTGAGCGTGTCAAGGTTGGCCTCCAGCTTGCGCCGC